TTATGAGTATGTTATAGAGATTGTGCCATCATCTAATATTTGTAGTTCAATATCGGACTTTACAAATTTCTCTCTAGTAAGCCCGCCAAAGGTTGATTGTACTAACCAAATCGTATGGATTAAATTGAATGTGGAATATTCTATTTTTTCCTCATCCACTTGATTTTTAATTGTTTTTATTAATTCACTAGCGAAGATAGGCAGGCCATCGAATGCCCATTTTGCGCCTTTCTCTTTTATAAGAGCTAGTTTTTTCTCGTCTTTTGCTTCTGCGATAATAGCTAATTTATTAACATCATACTTACTTTCAAAAAACAAAATCCCATTTTCATCAAAAATTTTGGTATGCACTGTCATTTTTATTTAGCCTAAATTGATTTAGTCGGCATCCCCCGTCCTGTAAAACGGGGGTAGTCTCAGGATAACTACGGGCTTTCAGCCAGCATAGCTAACTATTTTTGACCTTAAACGTTAATTCACCTTTTTCGTTTACATCTATCTCATTCATTTTATTTTCGATTAAAAAATGCACTAAATCAGACTCTTTATAAATGATGTTTATTCCATTCATAATGTTTTTCTTAGTGAGTTCATACGAAAGAACTCCTAAATCGATAGACTCAGAATCCTTCAATCGTATTGTTTTAATTAGATTTTTCTTCATTTCGGCTATCTCTGTATCTGTTTTGATTAATCATATTACATGTATACATATTTTCAATTACTAGTTGACAGGTAATCCGTTACAGGTGTACTTTTCTACTAAATGTAATTAGTAATGCGTATACATGGTGCTTTTATGAACATCATCTACTTCGACTACATACCAGATTTTGGAGTCAATGCTAGCATCGGCGGGGAATGGGACTTTTACCGCTCCTTTGATGAGCTGGTAGATGAATGTTTTTGCTTCTATGGTGATGATTTTCTTTTAGTTTCTGTCGTTCTGCATTCTGATTCTTTCGTGGGTTACAGGGAGTCACTGACATGCAACTGACGGAAAGAAATGTAAAAATTGACTATCTTGCATTTACCATGCCTTTCTGTTCCCTCAAATCGTTGGAAACGTACCCGCATGGGCTAAATGAATGGCGCAAGTACGGAATTTATCCAACATTTCATAACCATGTATCTCATAAGGATGCTTTTTTTACCGATGTGATTAAAGGTGGTAAATGGTGTCCGTCCGACGATGAACTAAACGAACAGGTTCAAAGCTACACGACTGATTCAAAAGGTGAACTTGAGCAAAAAATAAATGACCTGAATAGGGAGATTTATTTAGCGCGTATGCATCGTCTTAAATTGTGGTTGTCCGCTGTCTTTGGGCTTCATCTTGGGCCAGAACGGGACAGAGGAGGCTATAACTATGACCGTTCAGCGCCTCTGTATTCAGTTGATGGCGGTTATGAGCATCTTGGAATGGTGTTTTGGGGTGGAAATAACGACACGATCTATATTCAGATCAGCGGTGAAGGGTGTACTCATGTTTTTAATGGCACGTCACCACATGAAATTTATAACTGGCTCAATCATCTTGATGTAACGATGTTGAAACGTATAGATCTTGCTGTTGATGATTTTGACGGTGTATTTACTGTTTCTGCTGCCATGCGGGATCATAAATGTGAGGCTTTTTATGGCGGTAAAGGCCCGAAGCCGGGTCTTGGCATTTCTCACAAATATCATGGTGATGGATCGTTACAGCAGGAAATGATTACTGTTGGTTCTCGTGAATCTCGTGTTTATTGGCGTATTTATAACAAAGCGCTTGAACAGAAAGTTGATGATGTCTGGCATCGTTCAGAAGCTGAACTTAAAGGCTTTCCGCTTGAGATACTACTGAACATAGAAGGGATTTTTACTGGTCTTTGTGAATACGCGCAACAGATCAATCCAGCCAGACCTAAAACACTTCAGCGTTCTGGAATTGTCCGGCTGGCGATTAACAGTTTTGAATCTGATGTTCGTTGGCTTCGCAAGCAGGCATCGAAAACCATTGCCAGAATTTTCCATCAACTTGGCAATGATTATGAAGCTGTCTTTTCTTCCATTGTTCGCAAAGAGCATATGGATGACCTGACGCTTAAATTCAGGACGCCAGATATTTACCAAAATATAGTGGCTCAAAAATTCTACAACCGTGAATGTGCATTCTAATAGAGGTTATTTATGGAACAGGAAACACTCAAAGTATTTTTTGTACAGTTTGGCACAATGAAAAATGATAAAACAAATGAAGATTTTAATTGGGGTAATGCGCAGGCATTATCTACTGAATTTGAATCAACGAATAGCTCATGTGGCTTTGCTCCGGCAAAAGTGAAAATTACACCAGATAATCGTCATGCTGTTTGCCTGAAAATGCGTGATGACCTGGAGAGTGCTTATAAATCTGGAAAGCCTTTTCTTGAAATTATACCGTCATATGGGCTTAAGGCATCTAAAGGTGTCATGATTCCTGTGATTGTTGATTACAAAATTGTTGGAAAGATAGATTTGAAGGGGTGATTTATTCCATCTGTTAATGTCACTTAGGTTTTTTGGGATATATGTCTGCTACAGACTTCGATTCTCTTTATCAATTAATATTTAATGCGGGGCTTGTTATTTGCTTTGGCCTTGGCGTTATTAGTGGTGGTCAAAGATGAGTGTACTATCTTACTTCTTTGCTGCTTATTGTGTTGGATGGGTTATATCCCATTCTATTCTGGTGTTTAAAAAACTATCTGAGGTTTCAATATGAAAAAATCAGTCGTTGCAAAAATCATTGCTGGCTCAACTCTGGTTATTGGTTCATCTGCCTTTGCAGCAGAGGATGCAACCAGTCAGGCTAAAGCTGCTTTTGATTCTTTAACCGCTCAGGCAACCGAAATGTCCGGGTACGCATGGGCGCTTGTTGTTCTTGTTGTTGGTGCAACGGTGGGAATTAAACTGTTTAAGAAATTTGTAAGCCGCGCATCTTAATTCAATATCCTTTCGCTCCAACCATTTATTTGGGTGGCATCTGCCACCCTTTATTCAGGTAGCATAAATGAAGAAAATAATTATTGCTTTATTTTTTGCTCCTTTCTTTACCCATGCAACTACAGACGCTGAATGTTTAAATAAACCCGCATTTGATGGCACATTAAGTAATGTCTGGAAAGAAGGAGACTCACGTTATGCAAATTTTGAAAACTGCATTTACGAACTTTCGGGTATTGGTATCGGTTATGATAATGATACTTCGTGGAATGGGCACTGGACGCCTGTTCGTTCTGCTGATGGCTCTGGCAATGGTGGTGATGATAATTCATCTGGCGGGGGTAGTAATGGAGACTCAGGAAACAATTCTACGCCAGATACAGTAACACCAGGGCAGACTGTAAATTTACCGTCTGACTTATCTGCTCTGAGCGTTCCTTCTAATGTGGTTAAATCTGACTCAATAGGTTCTCAGTTTTCGCTTTATACAAATGCCAATTGCACAATGTGCTCAGGGTATTATCTGTCTAACAATGCTGATTCAATTGCCATTGCTAGCATTATGGAAACGGTAAAGTATGATTATAACCAGCCTGATATGTGGTTTGAGCAAACCGACAGTGACGGCAATCATGTTAAAATACTACAGAACAGTTATAAGGCTGTTTCTTATAATATCGAATCAAAACAGTCGGACGTGAATAACCCGACATACATTAGTTATTCTTATTCCGTTAATGTAAAGCAGGTTTCCTATGACACATCAAACGTCTGCATAATGAACTGGGAAACTTTTCAGAATAAGTGTGATGCCTCACGTGCTGTTTTGATAACTGATACGGTTACGCCATCTTATTCCAGAAATATAACAATACAGTCGAATATTAATTATCAGGGTGGCAATGGGTCAGGCGGGTCAGGCGGGTCAGGCNNGTCAGGC